TTTGATATACAGCACCCACAGTCCATTTACCAATTTTCCCCATCGAACACAAATTCGATATGATTTACAATAAATGGAATATGGTATATATTACTATATTTGCTTTANNGTGNTNAAGTGNTNAAGTGNTNAAGNGTTGACATAATAAATCCAATANGTGTATAATANAANTANAGGCAAGTGTTACCTTTGATACACTACCTGGGGACAGGACAAAGGTAATTACGGGGTGGTGTCCGACTTGCCTTGTAATATATGCACCAAGAAAGGAAGGGTAAAATGACATTAGAAGAACTACAAAACGAATTAATAGAATTGAAAGAACAACTAGAAACATTCAAGACAGAAAATGAAACATTAAAAAATAATTTAACAGAAAAAGAACAAAGAGAAAAAGAACTAATGGAACATAACCAAAAACTATTTTTACGTGTAACAAGTAAAAAAGAAGAGGAAGAAACGGAAGAAAAGGAAGAAATACCATTTTGTTTAGATGAAAAAACATATAATTTATTAAGTGATAGAGAGAAAAATGAACTAATTGAATTAATAGAGGAGGAGTAAAAAGATGCCAAGTACAACTTATGTAATTAAAAAACAAGAATTTTTAAATTCTGTCGTTAATAAAATTGGTAAGCAAATATATTCATCTACAGCTTACACTAATCCATTAAAAAGAATTAAAAGGGGTTTCATTGAAAATGCTAATGAAATTGAAGAAATTTATATCGCTAGAGCCATTGGTTATGATTATGACCCTGACGGAGAAGGTGCATTAGATAGAGTCAAACCTAATGTTACAACTCAATATCATCAAGTTGACTACGCTAAAGATTTCCAAGTTACAATTCAAGATAAACAGGTAAGAAAAGGATTTACCACAAGCGGTGGCGTAACTAGATTAGCCAATGAAATAATGGAAAGCCTTCATACAGGGGCAGAATATGAAGAATATTTGAATTGCATTGCAATATTAGATATTATAGCGACAGAAAGCAAATATAAAAAAGAGGTAGCCGATGTTGTAGACAACGCAACAGCAAAAGCATTTACAAAGGAATTAAAGAAAACAATTAGAAGAATGGGGTTAAGAAGTACGGACTTTGCAACAGTAGAGAATCACTGCAAACCAAACCAAATGATATTATTTCTTAATATGGATTGGGCCATTGAAATTGATGTTGAATTGTTAGCAACAGCATTTAACATGACTAAGCAAGAAATTAACGAATGCACTATAATTGAAATACCAGAATTAACAACAAATAAAAATACAATGGCCATATTATGCGATGAAAGAGCATTACAGATATATGACACTTATTACGGACTAGAGCCACAAAGAAACGCAAAGGGTAAATTTACAAATCATTTCTTATCAACTGAAAAGATTTTTAGCTACTCGAATTTAGTAAATATTGCAGTATTTAACATACCAACAGAACCAACAGAACCAGAAGATCCAGATGATCCAACAGAACTAGAAGATCCAGATGATCCAACAGATCCATAAGCAAGATAAAGGGGAATTTATCCCCTTATTTTTAAAGGGGTGAAAGCATGATAAAATTAATTAAAGCTTTTCCATATGATAATAGATATGATTACGTTAAAATGTTTGCAACCAAGCAAGAACAAAACAATTATTTTAATTCTTTGCCTAATATAAGAGTTGACGAAACAAATTATATAAAAATGCATAAAACAATTAATGTAAAATATTCCTTTGATTATTTGGAAAGTGAGGGAATAAATTATATTATATTCAATAATGGATATAAAGATATTTACGCTTTTATCGTCAATAAAAGATATGTTAGGGAAGAATTGACAGAATTAATATATGAGGTTGATGTAATACAAACATATATGTTTAACTTTACATTGAAAAAATCCTATGTTGAACGAAAGGTATGTACACTAACAGAAGTTAGCGACTTTGACGAAGGTTTAAATTTAGGAGAATATAGGGTTTCAAGTGACACAATTATTTTCCAAAAGGGAGAAAAATACTTTGCTATGTTTAATGGAATAAAGGATTATTCTATAACTCTTGATGCAAACGGAAAAATTACATATTATGCAGAACTACCTACAAATAAGTCTAAACCACTTACTAAGATAGACGGAATTAATTATCCACTTTACTTCATGCCATTACCTAGTGGTAATATACCAACTGCCCTAGCTGATCACCCTTCATTAGTAGGTATAGTTAGATTCCCGAACTGTATCTATTCAACACAGGAAATTGATATCCCATTTTTACAAAGATACGATCCGATATTTGAAGGTGAAACAGAAGTGTCTTACGGTACTGTAATTTATAAAGCTAATGTATGTACAGAGATAACTACAATGACGCTTACTGGAAATGGCGGAACAGTAGCTAAAAATGAAGTTACTGATTTTTACCCATATACAGTGTATGTACTAACTGACGGTGAAGCTAGTCCTTTAATCATGAAACCACAGGAACTACCATCCAATATCACAGTAAAAGGAAAGTTTGCACTTTCTCACATTCCGATTGAAAGATATTATGTTCAAGGTTATAAAGGGGACAATGACGGTAAAATTTACAATATTACTAATGTAAATCAAATGATGTTACCTACTGCCAATAATACCGCAAGTGCATTTTTGTCAGCCAATGGCGGAAGTCTATCAATGCAACGAGAACATAGTGTAACAGAGAATACTATTTCTGGAATAGCCACTGGAATGAATGTCGTTTCTTCTGTAATAGGTGCAATGTCTGGTGCAGGTTTCGGCGCTGTAGGTGGAGCTGTAGGTGGAATAGGCAGTATAGTTAGTGGAATTAATAGAATAAAAGAATCAGACCAAAGAATAAAGGACGTGTTATTGACACCTAATAGCATTTCATCCTGGGGGACACCCTCGACCAGAAAAGCGTTTGATACTAATTCAGTGCGAATTGTAAAGTATACAGTGTCGGTAACTGTAAAGAATAAGATTCGAAACTTTGTGGCTAGATTCGGTAATAAATACAACAATTATGCTACTATAGATTTAAAAAGCTATAAAGGATATATCAAATTTATATCGCCAGATATAGATTCAAGTATAGATTTTTTGTATATAAATAAAATAAGAGAAATTCTTGAAAGGGGGGTATATATTGAGTAGAACTACCTTTGAAGATGGGGCAATAACTAGGTTTGATTATTTGTTATATGAATTTATTAATTTAGCAATTAATCGATTTACATGGGTAAATTTACCCCAAGGATTAACATCAGAGCAAATGGAATTTTTGTTAATTCATCATGGACAGCTTATGTGTTTTAATGACAAATATTATGGAACTTTATTTTTACCTTGTATGGGAACAAGCGATATAAATGTTTATGGATTACCTACTGAATATAGGGTAATGGGTGAAAATGGGAAATATAACAAAACAGTAAATATTGAAGATGGGGTTCTTATTAGAAACAATCCTTTAGGTACTAGTGATATTCCTACATTAGAAATATTCGCCAAAAGAATAGATGATATAGAAATGACGCAAGACGTGAATTTATTTCAACAATGTATGCCTAAATTAATTCTAGCTGATGAAGATAGCAAACTTACAGCAAAAAATATTATTGATAAGATAAGAAAATTTAAGTTTGTTATTTTTGGAAAAAGTACATTGGTTAATAATATAAAAACAAGTGATGTTTTAGATACTTCATCACCTTTCATTTTAGATAAATTACAACAACAAAAAGTTGACTTAAAAAACGAATTACTAACATACCTAGGTATTAACAATAATAACAACATCAAAAAAGAAAGAATGATTGTAGATGAGGTAAATGCTAATAATGAATATACAGCTATAAATTTAGATTTAATGTTTGACTTAAGGGAAAGAGCGTGTAAAGAAATAAATGAAAAGTTTGGACTTAATATAAAAGTAGAAAAAAGAGAGGTGGACCAGGTTGGAAAAAACTACACTGACACTAGGGGAGATAATAGAGAATAACGTAGATATATTTGACTTTGATTACCCATTTTATAACGAAGAAAGACGGAAACAGTTTGAACAGCATTTTATAGAACATTTCTACTTTGATGAAATAGGACAGGAAACAGTTGCAAGGTTTAAACAAAGGTTAAAAATAAAGTTAAATTTGATTATGCCATATTGGAATAAAATATTTCTAGCTGACGAATTAGAACAACGAATTTTAGATAACTACGACGTAACAGAAACATATACAAGGGAAGTTGAAAATTCAGCCAGTGCAACAAGTAATAACACAAATAAAAACCTGGCAAGTGATACCCCTGTGACAAGGTCAGACTTAAATTCAAATAATGATTACTATTCTAGCATTATAAAAGATATAGGAGAAGGTTCAAGCCAGGCTGAAGGAGAAAGCAAAGAGAACTGGACAAGGCGAATGACGGGAAATATTGGAGTTCAAACAGACGCAGATGCCATTATAAAATATTGGCAAAGTCTTAGACAAATTGAAATAGAAATTTTTAAACAATGTGATGATTTATTTATGGGGGTGTATTAAATGAGTAAATGGAATGGAAAAAGATTTTCAGTTTACACAAGCGAAGAAAAAACTACATTGGGATTGATAAAAGAATTAGGAGAACAAACTAATTTTAATACTGAAGAAGTTGAAAGAATTGAAAGAGAAAAAACAGATTTATACGGAGACCATAAAGGAACCTGGCAGGGTTACCGCCCGTCACAAGTGGATGCGGCAATAACTTCGATATTAGATGAACATACGTCGCAATTGGCACAAACTTCTAGTGAACTTCTAAGACGTGGTGTAAATGTTATGGATTTTGGAGCGATTGGCGATGGAGTGGCTGACGATACAGCGGCTATTCAGAACGCTATTGACTATTTGTCCAGTGCAGAAGATGATTCGCCGTTCGTGGGAGGGGACTTAATATTACCGTTCGGACATAAGTTTAACATTACGTCTGTTACGATAAATACACCAAACGTAAGGGTTCGAGGTGGTGGAGTTGTTTATAACGGTAGCATTTTCTTAGGTGCTAAGACAGGCGGGCAAAACAACTTAAATGTAAAGATAGAAGGTATAATATTTGAGCATGCCTCATTAAGTGAAGGGAACATCGGCATTGAATTAGGAAAAGTGAGAATCGCAACAATAGAGAATTGCACGTTTATTAATTGTGATAAATCTATATATGTAGCTCCTAATGAAGAATATGGATTTCACGACATATCACAGATAAAGATTTTTAAGAACTACTTCCAGAATGTAAATTATAATGTGTTCGTAGAATTATTCGACGATTTTTCCACTAATTACAATAGATGGATGACATGTAGTGACTGGCAATATTTTGATAATATATCGAACTTGACATTTATTACACCAATATGGTTAAGAGCAATGGATGGAATCAACATATCTCATAACATCTTTTTCCATTCTAGTTCCCCTGCCCTTAGAGAAAGAAAGGAGAAAGGCATTTATATAGGAGAGTCCGATTGGGTTACGATTAATGAAAATCACATTTTTGTAACTGGCTTTGAAGCGATACACTTACACAACCCAAATCACTTTATTATCGCTGATAACGAAATTGCATGGTGCGGTCAGAGAGAGCCGAGAAGTTCAATACTTGTATCAGGAAATAGTACGATACGAGGGAACATACATGATAATAATATATCGTTGTTCACCCTTCATGCTATCAGCTTGGAGAACAAAGGTTACGGACATGTTGCTGTTAAAAATAACGTCATGGACTACTCTAGCACAAGTTCATCTTATTGCGGTAATATTGAGTTGTCAAATATTACACATTACAAGGTCAATCAAATACTAGACACTAGTATAGTCGCTATCGTAAACGGAAACGAATGCTTTTCGACAGAAAACATACTGGACAATGTAAAAAAGCGATACGGATCTTCTTATAAGACCACAATGAGAAGTCATTTTGCAGGAACAGTTGTAACTCAATCAATTCCATCCGCTGCCACAACTTACAACCTAGTCAAACTAAGAAGCGTCACAAATAATGAAAATAATTACGATGGATTATTGTACGTTAACGCAAGACTGGGGGACTTAGATAGTACAAATACTGCATCTTATCTTTTGCATGTGAGTAAGACTTCGGTAAATGTTTACTCTTGCATCGAAATATCTAAGGCGGGATTAACTTCTGGTTTATCGACAAATCACCCGTCCTTCAACTTCTCAATTGATCCAGTAAATAATTTACTAAAAGTCACTGGTGTCGGAAGCACTCAAGGTAATTTCACCTTTTATATAACGCAAATCGGAAATATTCAAGTCATTAAGTAAATAGTAGGAAAATAAGCCGAAGTAATTTAAAAAGAGGTTGTCCACCTCTTTTCTTTTTGGTATAATTTAGACAATAATATAAAAGGAGGTAACAGTAATGAACGAAATAGCAGGAATTATATCTAACGTAGGTTTCCCGATTGTTGCCTGTATATTTATGTATAAGCAACAAATCGAACTAAACAAAACAATAACCGAGTTAAGTAACACGTTAAAGGGAATTGATGCAAGACTTGATAATTTAGAAAAGGGGGGAAAAATAAATGCCTAAAATCTTTTTAGACTACGGACACGGGGGAAATGACCCTGGAGCAATATGTGATGGCTACCTGGAGAAAGATTTTAATTTAAAAATAGGTAAACGAATTAAATACCACCTGGAGCGACATAAATTTGTTGTAGTGGAAAGTAGAGAAGGCGACACAAACCCAACTTTACGTGAACGAAGTAATAAAGCTAATGCTAATAAAGTAGATATTTCAGTGTCTATTCATGTCAACGCATATACAGATAGTAATGCACAAGGTTTTGAGATATTTCATTACTCAGGCAGTAATAGAGGTAAACAACTTGCTACTTGTGTTCAAAAGTCTGTTATATCGGCTAAGTTGTATACAAAGAATAGAGGGTTAAAAACAAATAGCCTGCATATGACAAGAGAAGTTATTGCACCTGCTATATTGATAGAAATGGGTTTTATTACTAATAAGGATGATAGAAATATTCTTATAAATAAAAGTGAAGAAATGGCTATAGCAATAACTAAAGGAATACTTTCTTATTATGAAACTGACTATATTAAAGAAAAAGAACAAACAACAGGAGATAAATTATATCGAGTTCAAGTAGGTGCATTTAGGGAAAGGACCAATGCAGAAAAGTTAGCTAATGAACTCAAAGCCAGGGGTTACGATGTAATTATTGTTTAAAAATAATGTTTCACGTGAAGCATATTTGTTTCACGTGAAACATTTTTATTTTAACGTAATTCCACTAAGTCTAAAAGCATTTACCACGTTTTCTCCGTCGTCGTCGGTTAATGTAACAAAGTCTTTTTGTCGCATACAAGCAACAATTATATTAATTAATCTATTTATGTTATCATCATCATAATAGGCAAGGTTTGTAATGTTTACAATTCCTTTTATATGTTGTACCCCGTTTATAATGTAAGCAGTATTTTTATAATTAATTGTTTTTACATCAACTTCCCTAAAACCTAGTATAAATTTTTCTTTTCCATATAAATATATCCTATAGAAATAATCTTCAAATCTTATTACAAAAGGTAAAGCGTGTTTTTTTCCTATTATTACGTCGTCTTTACTTTCTCTCAATTCGTCAAATGTTACATTACCTACCCTTCTAGGATAAGCATGAACTTCAAAATCACCACTTGTTATCATCTGTCCTACTCCTGCAGCACCAAAGTTATTATATACTATTTTTTGTGTATTTTGATTATTATCAAATACATTTACATTTTCACTTCTTTCTATTGCAAACCTTGTAACAAAGCCTTTCTTATCCCTATATTCACGGGTAACAATTTCACCTTTTTTAAGTCTGTGTAACCTTATACCTAAAGCTTCAGAATAAGGAGAATATTTTGAAATTGCATTAGCTAACATAAATATTTTAACATTATGTCTATATCTTACTATAGTACTAATAAGGTTAAGGAATAAATTTAATTCGTCTGGAAGATAAGTACAGTCAATAGACATAAATTCCTCAAAAAGAATAGTTGTGACATTTGGATAACTTGTTGCCTTTGTTCTATTAACATTATTAAGAGAAAAAGCGTATCCCATTACCCTACACTCTGATATTTTACCTTCCGTTCCATCTTCATATGCAAGCCAAGTACCTCTATAAAATTTTATTCTATAACCATACGTTTCTAATATGTAAGGCTCTAGTGGCGTAAATACTTCCGTCATATATTTTGTTTTTATATCGTCCTCATATCTCTTGACAAAGGCAAATTGTTCTCCGTCTTGAAAAAATTTATCTAATATATACTTATCGACAGCATAACTTTTTCCATTAGAACGTTCTCCAAAAATCATATAGTATTGAGCTTCATGTTTTAATATGTTATCCAAACTATACCATTTTATATTTAGCTTATTCATAGTCTATTTCCCCCTTTATATTAATTGTTATTATAACATCAGTAGGACGGATAATATTCAATAATTTACTATCATTAATAGATATGTTCAAAGTGTAAGTAGTATCTTCTATAATTATCCCCCCGTATTGGTTTATCTTTCTTCCTTGATAAGTAAAATGGTTCATTTCTTCCCTTGTTCTCTTTTCTATTTTTGCAGCTGTTCTTCCACTTGCTGTAATGTCAAATTGAGTGCCTGGAGCAAGAACAATTTTAAAAGCGTCAACAAGTGGGATATTTTCTCTTTTTGATAAGTTGTGTATTGCTATACTAGGATATTTCTTATTACACCCAGCAATAGTAGTTTTCACCTTGTTATCATGAGTAATATAACCGTATTTCTTCGCTCCAAAGGTGATAAAGTACGGTATAGGTATTTTGTTCTCAATTTCCCATATACCAAGGTTACATATTTTATTATAATCTTCGTCGCTTATTTGAAATTGCTCTTTAAATGTTTTAAATCTATTATTTCTTTTATTATCTTTTATTGTAAGCCAATTTTCTCTATTTATTAGATTAAATATATAATCTACCTCTACTCCGTTCAAATAGAATTTTATACTATCCGTATCAGAATAAACCACGTTGCAACCTTCATCAACTAACTTGCACATCATAGAAACAAGCATAAGTCTTGCATAAGATGTAATATAGCATCCGTCCGTAAATATATCAAGAGTTCCCCAAAAAGATGGTTGACTTTCTAAGAATTTATTATAAATTTCTTTTCTTTCTTCTTCACTAAATTTAAAATAGTCAACTTCATTTATTTCCCCATCTTCAATAGAATAGCTTGATTTTATTGGAGTTGTTACCTTTACCCCGTACATAGAATTAGTATATACCTTAGATAATGCATATTCAATATCTTCTTTATCTTTTATAGTTTCTTTCTTGTAAAAAGCCGATAATAAAAAAGATATTTCTTCTTGTCTTAGCCTTCTTTGTTTAGTTGTTGCAAATATTTCTAAACATTCTATTTCATCATATTTGTAAACAAGGTTTATTGTATCAATATCAATATTATTGCAGGGAATTATTATTTCACTGGCAGAGAGTAATTTTCCGTTGAAATGTACCCTATCACTAGATGCATAACCTTTACTTAATTGACTTGATGAAATAGGAAGTAAATAGTTTCTATTTTTTACACGAATATTTTTAAATCTAAAAATTCCAAAAAACCCTTTATAATTTCCTATTTTATAAAACTTGTCGGCTAATTCTCCAGTATAATTTACAGTTGTTTTATAGGAATAGAAAGGAAAATACCTTGAACACATTTGATATGGATAGCTTGACTTAATGTCTATACTGTAAATACCCTTATCAATTAATTTGCCAGTTTCATTAATATTACTTGCAGTTAAACCCCCTTGATATGTTTTAAGTATTAATTCAAAGAAATTAAAGTCTTGTAATTGTTCGTTTCGGTCAAAGTAAAATTTATTTATAGCTTTTTTTCCGTAGTTTTCTTTTATAAATT